CTTGCATCCCTGCTGTACGCAGGTGGCACCGGACCACCGCAGTACCTCCGTAGCCCGCAGGGCCTCGATCTCACAGGTACCGCCACCCAAAGACGCGGGGCAGATGATATTGACCTCCACCGTCACTGTCAGATTGGCCCGGTCCACCTTTTCCAGATGCACCGCCGCTACCGGCTCCGTCAGCACGGGATACTTCTGCCCCGGATAAGCAATATCCGCGGTGAAGTTTTCCTGCCGCAGCAACCGGAGTACCATCTCTAGGATTGAGATCCCCAAGTATCGTTCACACCTTTCTCCACGCAAAGGCCCCAGATGTAGACCTTCTCATCCCCATACCAGTATGGCTCCACCCGGCGGAAGATGTAGCTCCCGCCGCCAACAGTCAGCAGATCACCCTGCTGCACTTCCGTCTCCGCCGGACCGATGTAGACATACTGCCCCCGGGGCACCTCCCCCAGAGGGGTTGCCACATTGGTCAGATTCTGCCAGCTTTTGGACCGCACCGGCTGAAAGAATCCTTTCACCTTTACGGATGTTTCCCCATGGGAGATGACCAGGGCTGATCCATACTGCCGCAGGATTCCCGCAACGATCTTCCGCATCTCATACCCCCATAAAAGTAAAGCAATCCTTCAAATAAGGTGCGATCATCAGCTCCGCCTGGTTGCGAAGCACATTGGATGCCGCGTCGGAATGATTCCCCCTGCGGATGGTCAGATCTCCTGCGGAGATCTGCTCCAGAGATGCCCCATCCTTCACACCGTTCAAAGCCGCCAACGCAAACAAACTGGCCGCAGCAATGAAATCCGCCTTGCAGTCCTCGGGACGCAGCCCGTCTTTCAGACGGGCTGCCAGAGATACGGTGGATGCGGTGCAAAGAACGCTGAGCATATCTGCCTGCTCGGTTTCCAGCTGCCCGGCCAGCAGGGCGGCCTGGGCATACACCTGCTCCCTTAAGGTCATACGTTCAGCACAGCGGCTGCACCATCGCAGATCTTGCCGAAGCCGGAGATGGAGGTAATAGCTGCACGCTCCAGCTGGCGGTCAATAAGCTTGTCATACTCCACCAGCACATCACCGGCACGGACCAGTTCCAGTGCATAATTCTTGTCCAAGCCGATGATCACGCCGTCGGCAACGGCAGAGGTACGGTGCAGCTGGGCACCCAGAGGGGTACCAAATTTGCCGGTGCCCTGGAAATTCAGACCGGTCATGGGGTTCTGCAGTTCGGGAATCTTCAGCAGATTGGTCATTGTGGCGGTGGAGCAGAGGATGGTATTCATGGTGTAGGGATCAAACTGGCCCCAGAACTCCACCAGCTGATCGTAGTTCAGGCTGCCCTTAGTGCCGGAAATGGGGGAAGTGCCAACACTGTACTGAACCGCCGCGTTGTCGTTGCCGTCGCCGTTGATGATCACATTGACCGCATCGGCAACCTGCTGCTTCTGGATATGGGCACCGATCTGCCGCAGCATGACACCAAACAAATCCAGCTTCTGGAAGCGGATGGCCTCGTAGGATGCCACCAGCATTCTGCCCCGCTTGGAGAGGGAAACCAGATGCTCCTTGGTCTTGACAGCGGTTTCAGGAATGGCGGCACCTTCCGCCACATCCTGCAGAGCCTTGTCCTCATCGGTGGGGTTGGAATAGATGGAACGGTAATCCATGGCATCGATCATGGTAGTGGTTGCCACGATATCGGGCAGGATGTTATTCTCCTCCATACCCTGGCGGACGGTACGGGCGATGTACTCAGGGAACAGCACCGCAGAGTCCATGGTGGCAAAGAACTTCTCCACGGGAGAAGAACCGGCACCCTTGGCCCGGATACCGAAACGCTTCAGCTGCCGCTGGAAAGCATCGGTACCCTCCAGGGCAGTACCCCGGTAATTCTCGCTGGGGTCCAGGGACTCCAGTACCTGGGTAAAGCTCATACCGCTCTGGCGGTACATACCCTTTTCCAGTTTCAGATTGTCATAACCCATTTTCAATTTCCTCCTAAGTAAATATATGGTCACCGGAAATCCGGCTAACCTCAGATCATAAATCCGCTTTCGATGATTTCCTTCCCTGCGTCCCGGGATCTCAGCTGAGTCTGCATGGGCAGGCTCTCCGCCAGCCGTTCCTCCAGAGCGGCATGAAGCTTCGTCAGATCCTCCGCTCCGGCGGTCTTGACGATGCCTCGCAGCACCGGCTCCTCCGCACCAAGCTCCAGAGCCAGACACAGCCGCACCACCTTGTCCTCCAGTTCCTTCCGGTATTGGCGGCCCAACTGGGCATCCTTGAAAAGGGCCCGATATTCTGCCTGGGCACCGAATTCGTCAGCCAGTTCCTTCAGACAGCGGTTACCGCCCATTGCCTTTATCACCCCGGCATCCCGCTGGGCAGGCACCGCCACAAAGGAAAATTCATAGGCATCCATAGGCTCCTGCAAGATGGCACAGCAAAGCTGACCGTCATAATATTCACCCTTCTGATGCCCACAGCTGCCGTATTCGCTGCCGCAGACGGAGCAGACAGACCGGCCCATGGCACAGCCAACGCTGACTTCCTTCTTGATGCCGGCTTCGATATCTGCGATCACCTCATCGCCGCTGCCGCCCCGGCGGATATAGGCCCATGCCTTGATATAGCTGACCCCTTCTTCGCAAACCACCTCCGCAGCAAAGATTCTTGCAATCTGCTTGTCGCTGCTCCAGTGGTGATCCACGATACCGGTCTTGCCGATGAACAGTTTGGCAAGGCCGGGCAGTGCCCCGGTATCAAACCGCTCATGATCCCGGTCCACCTGATCGTCGCACAGCCGCAGGGAAAAGACATACACCTGCTCCGGCTTCAGTTCCGCCTTTGCCTGGGCATTGATGGCCTCCAGCTGCACCGCAGTAGGAATGCCACTGCTGATCACTTCCGTTTCCTTTTTTACCTTCATTCCGTTACCTCCGCTTCATGTCGATACTTCGCCGCCTGAGCCATATACAGCTCCGCCTTGGCTTCCTCCGTAATGTCCTGCAGACTGATATCATTCCACTGAATCTCCACCCGGGGGTCCATCCCTTCCAGTGCCAGGAACGTGCGGCAGATTTTCGCCACTGCCGGCTCCACTGTCCGCCGCAGTGCCCACAGCTCGGACGTCAGCAGATCCGCCTGCTGGGTGCTCATCCGCTCAGTGGTGCTCCAGTTCAAGCCCAGCAGGAAGGGAGGCAGGCCGGTTTTTGCCACCAGCTGCTCCAAAATCTGCCGCACCGGCACTTCCGAATCCAGAATGGGAGCCTCTCCGCCGATGACCTTGATTTCCACATCCCCAACTGCCACAAAATCCCGAACGGTGCCGTTCTTCCCATCTTCCATAGCCTTGGCCCATTCCGTGGCTACCTGGCGGCCCCGCTCCTGCACCACAGCAGGGTCCAGATTTTCCCCACCCTTGCAGATGACGCTGTAACGGATATTCCCGGCCCGGTCCCAGTTGGTACCGATGGCATTGTAGATCCGCAGCAGAATTTCCGCCAGGAAGGGCATTCCCCGGAAGATACTAACGCCGTAGGGGTTCTCCGGCTCCGGATTCATGGTGGTAAACAGCAGCAACTGCTGGTAAGGCAGTGGCCGCATCAGCCCGTTCTCATCCATACCGCAGATTACTGTATCCAGAACGGATTCCCCCTCCTGGATTTCCAGTGCCGTCACATCCCCCCAGCATACCGCCCGCAGCTTCCCGCCAGATACCACCATTTCTCCGATGGCCCGCCCGTAGGTCAGCAGGCTGTCGATATAGGCTGCCAGAAAGCTGTCGATACCGCTCTGACCCCGGCCGCAGGGAACCGTTGCCAGAAATGCATCCAGCTTTCGCTGGGCTTCCCCATTTTTGCACACAGCCGTAAAGCCGCCGCTTAAACGAACCAGTTTCCCCACCGCCGCGTCCAGTACCGGGATGGCCTGCCGCATCTGGTGGTAGATCTGTTCCTCGCAGCCGCCCAGAGGTGTGTACCCCCGCAGCATTCCAAAGGGATGGGTGCTGCCGTTTCGCAGCTGGCATACCGCCGCCGTACTCCCCTTATCCTTCCGATTCCACTTCATTGTTTCGCTCCTTTCAGTTTCGTCTTTCCACAACACAGGCCGTGAATCCAGCCGTTGTTTCCTTCAGCACCGTGGATACAAAGTACCGCATATCATCCATGGCATGGTCATGCTCCTTCCGCACCCGGTCTTTGGCTCCGCTTGATAAATCCCATACATATTCGTCCAGTTCCCTTAGGGCATCGGCACAGCCCTCGCAGATCACGATCCGCCCATCCTTCAGGCAATCCGAGGTCAGCCGGATGCCCGACAGCACATCATTGTCCGCCTTCCGCACAGCCCAGCCCTTTCGACGAAGCACCTCGATGAAACTGGCCGCCGACGGATCCACGATCACCGCCGTCAAATGCCGCTGCCCTACCAAATCTGCCAATGCCTGGGCATATTCCTCATCGGTCATCTGCCGCATCTCCCGCCGGGAGGAGAAGTAGAATTCCTTCACCCGGTACCAAATCCCACGGCACCGCCCCCACAGCCCCATGGATGTGGGATTCACTGTGCCGTAGTCGCAGGAAACATACCACTTGTCAAAGGGTCCTTCCGGCACCGGCTTTACCATCTCCGGCTCAAAGAAATCGTAGACCCGACCCTCCGCCTGGGCCCACTGCCCCAAAATGAACCGCCGATAGAACACCCCGGTGTAGAGCCGTTGGTACCGTTGCCGAATCTCCTCCGTCAAAGAAGGGTTGTCCTCCATGGTAAAGTGGAGCCGCAAGCAGTTCCGCTTCTCCGCCTCCAGAATCCAG